CGACCTGCTCTGCAACCTCGCCAAGAACAACCAGCCCCGGCCGGCCACCGTGTTCTTCGACTCGCTCGGCACGTGGATCCCCGTCCTCAAGGACTGGATCACCCGGTCCAACGACAAGAAGGACTGGCGCGAGATGGACGGCCGCCGCTCGTGGGACCAGCTCTACGACATGGTGATCGATTCGTGCCTCACCTTGCGCCGGTACGGTTACGGCGTGTACATTGTGTGTCACGTGGTCAACGCCAAGATCCCCCTGGGCGACGACCGGTACGTCTTCAAGCCCGAGCTCACGATCACCGACGGCTTCTACAAGCGGCTCTACCCGCTGTTCGAGTTGGTCGCTGCCGTGTCCTCGGAGTGGGTCACCGAGCAGCGTGAGATCCAGCAGCCCGCCATCGTCAAGGACGGCAAGACCGTTCAGCTCAAGCCCAAGGTGGTGACCGAGAAGCGCAAGCGCCACCTGTTCTCCGTCGACTCCGAGACCCTCTCGGGGATCACGAAGCACCGGGTCAAGATGGAGGCAGAGTTCGAGTTGCCCGAGTCGTACGGCTGGGCCGAGTTCGTTCGCAAGTACAACACCAATGCTGGGGCGTAACCCCAGTCAACCCTTTCAGGAGTGTCAGAGTCATGGCAAACAGCAAGATCAGCGCAATGTTCGCAGCCCAGAAGCAGGCCTTCGGTGACGCCAATCCGGACACCGGCGTCGGCGGTCTCGGCGAGTGGCCCACCGAGGGTGAGCACGACTGCTACGTGCTCGGTCTCGAGATCAACGAGAAGGCCACCTACCGGTTCACCACCGATCAGGGTCAGCAGGTCGAGCTCTCGGCCACCGAGTTCCGCTTCCGCTACCAGCTCCTGAACGACCAGGTCAACCCGGACAACCCGCTCGTCTGGGGCGGCGCACCGTTCACCTTCCCGGACAACGCCGGCGCCGTCACCGCAGAGGGCCGTCGCACCGGCCTGCAGATCGAGCGCAACCGCTTCTGCGGCCATCTCAGCACCGTCCTTGGAACCAAGGTGGGAACGGCTGATGGTCTCGACGTGGCCGACGCGATCGAGAAGGTCTCCAACCTCCTCGGCTCGGACAAGCAGGTGGTGTGCACCGTCCGGTGCCAGTACCGCAAGGGCAAGGGCAACGCCGCGACCAAGGTCTACAAGACCGAGTTCCTGCAGAAGCTCCTGTCCGCCTAACACGCACCCCCACTGATCGAGGGGGTGGGGCCTACAAGCTCCACCCCCTCCACACAGTCCTCCTCACGTAGTGGCCGGGGGTGCATCCGCGCCTCCCTTACCGGGCAAGTGTGACTGTCTCCACTTGAAAGCGCAGCGATGGATCGTTTGCACGAGCCCCCGGCCAACTACGAGGAACACACAACCAACGCCCGATTGACGGATCAGGTGTCGACACCCCGCCTCTGGAGTCTTCCAGTGCCGCTGAGGGTGAGACACTCGGGGTTCAAGGAGATGGGGGTGACAGCACCCGTTCCCCCCACCACCCACCCTGGGTGTTTCACCCTCCCGTTACTGGGAACACCCCACCTGCTGACATACCCAGGTGGACGCCACTGGCTGGTTACGACGTTGGCCCTGCCGGACGGATCCATCCCCGACGATCCGTTTGCCAATGAGCCGCCCCACACTCGCGTGGATGGGGCCCTCTGCAAGGGGCACATGACCTTCTCCTCTGCGGGGAAGGCCTACATGATCAACGTCGATATCACCAGGGCCACCCTGAAGGGCATGGCCGCCAGGGTCCTGGATCGTGAGCCCGAGTCCAGGATCCTGGTGCGCCTGCTCCCTCGCTTCTGCCTGGGCGCCGTCCGGTGGTACCGCCAGCAGGGCTGCCTTCAGTTCTGGGCCGCCATCTAGAACGAGCCGAAGCTCTCGAACGGTTTCCCCGTCTCCTGTGCCATCACAGCCTGCTGCTCTGCCGTCAGCGGCAGCGTCCCGATCTGACGAGACTGCATCCTCTGGCGGGCCGTGTCCGCCCCCATGATGGCCTCCGCCGACACACCCAGCTCCGGTGCCCTGCTGGCCGCCAGCTGCTGGAACTGACCTCGGAGCTCCGGGGGGATCCGCTCAAGGATGCGCTCCGTCCTGGGCACCAGCCGGTTCTTCATCGCCTCGTCCAGCTGGTCCTTGCTGATGGTCAGCTCGATCCCGAACCGCCGCTTGAACTCCTGCTTGACCCCCTGCATCTTCGGGATCTCGTTCGCCAGCAGCGCCGCAATCGCCCGCCGCCGGTACTCCACGATCTGGTCCCGGTTCTTCAGCAGGAACGCATCGAAGTCCGCCGTCTGCTTGAACGTACCGAAGTCGACACCCAGCGCCTTCGCGAAGATCTGGCCCGTGCCCTGGTAATCGATCAGGGTTCCGTCCGCCTTGTACACCGGCACCCGCCCATCCTCTGTCTTCGTCTTGAAGTCCACGTAGGTCTTCTGCAGGGAGCCCGGCAGCCCGAACAGCGGACCCTCCATCAGGTTCGGCATCATGCCCATCACCCGGGCCGCCGCAATCCCACCCGGCACCAACCTCGGCAGGTTGTTCTGGATCAGGTCGCGCTGCCCAGGATCCAGCACACCCCGGATCAGGTTCATCGGGATGTCCACCACCGGCGGGATCGGCACGTACTCGTTCCCGTCCTGGAAGAACCGGTCGCCTCCGACCGCCTGCGTCAAGCTGGCCCCGAACAAACCGGGGCTCAGGTCCACGCCGAAGGTGTTCTTCCCCATCTCGTAGAAGACCGCACTGATGCCCATGCCCCGCAGGAAGTCCTGCCCGATTCCCTTGAAGACACCGCGGCCACCGAGCCTCGGGCTGTCGTACGCCAGCGTCGTGACCGACCGCAGCGGGAAGCTGAGGAACTGGCGGAACAGCGGGTTGTTTGCCAACCGACCGAACGGGCCTGCCCCCTGGAACGCCAGCGGCGTGTTCAGCGTGTTGCCGCCGAACTGCGTTGCGCTCACCATCTCGTCCACATCCCCGATCATCCGGTAGTACCCGGCCGACCCGGGCTTCACATCGATCTTCGCACCCCGGTAGATGTTCTCGACCGCATGGGCCGCCACGTTGCGGTTCATCCACTCGGCCTTCTCAAACATCTTCATCGGGTAATCGAAGAAGTAGCTCTCTCGCCTTCCCACCCTACCCAGCTTGTCACTCTGGAACGAGATCGTGTCGAGCGTCGAGAACGTGTCCCGTCCGATCTGCACCAGGTTCTCGCCCTCCATGTTGGAGAACTTGAAGTGCTTCCGGATCAGGCCCTGCTGCTCATCCTCGCTCAGCGCCCGCACCCCGTACTTCCCGACGCGCTCCGTGACGTACTCGCCCATCTCCTTGAACGCCGAGCCGTACGCCTTCATCACGTTGCCGAGTCCGCCGTACACGCTCGCATACAGGAGCGGCTGCATCAGGTTCATCGTCACGCTGCTCAGGTTCAGGCCGAGGTGCGTCACATAGAAGTACTTCGCCAGCTGGCCGCTCATGCCCTTGGCCTCGCCGAACGTGAGCTTGGCGTTCGCCATCTCGTCGAGCCGGTCGTACATGCCCTGGCCCCACTTGCCGGCGCCCTTCATCGCCGCACCAACCGGTGAATCCAGCACCGCCCTCAACCCCTGCTTGCCCCGGATCAGCGCCATGTGCGTGGCCACATGCTCGACCTTCTGCACCCCCACTGCTCCGCGCAACATCACTTCGAGCGCTTCCTTCGCGGCATCGTCCTCCAGCAGGAAGTGCTGCCGGTGAAACAGCTCGGCCAGCGACTGGCCGCCCGTCATCAGCGAGGTCCGCTTGAACGATTCGTCGAGCTGCTTCAGCTTCTCGGGGTTCGCCAGCCGCATCGAATCCTGGACCGCCTGGCTCAGCCTCGGCATCTGGTCGGTGGTCCGCACGAACATCGAGTGCGTCACGCCCGTGTCCCGGAAGTGCCGGGCCAGCGACTCCTGCGCGTTGATCTTGTAGACCCGCGCCGTCTCGCCCTTCGCAATCAGGGTCTGCACTTTCCGCTCCGCACCCTTCAGGACCTTGAGCCCTTCATCGGTTGCGCCGTACTTGCCGAACACCCGCTTCAGGTCGTCGGGATCGAAGCGGCCGGCCGAGCTGATTCTGTTCAGGCTCGAGCCCGTAGCCACCAGCGCCCGGCTCCTGCGCTGCTCCATCAGCCGCGCCACATCGCTGGTCCCCTTCATGTCGATCAGGTTCCTCGGCAAGTACGAGCTCGCATCCTGACCCTCGACCATCTGCCGAAGTGCCTTGAGCACATCCTCCTTCGGCACCCGGCCGGACGCGATCTGCGCCGCCAGCTCCGGGCCCATCAGCGTGGCCGCCATCTCGGCACCAGTTCCACTCAGCGCACCCTTGCCGCTCAGCCCCATCCGCAGCCCGTCCCACATCCGCAGCAGCTTCTGCTCGTCTGCCACGAACACGCCCTTGGCTGCGCTCTCCGCCTCGTTCCCGAACAACCTCATGCGCCGCTGATCCATGGCACCCCGGTACGCATCCCGCAGATCCGTGAGCCCGTTCTGCGCCAGCATCTTCTCGATGTCGGCCGACACCAGTGCGCCCTGCTCCTTGGTCTTCACCTTCTCCAGCCGGAACACGCCGTTCTCCAGCCGCTCCTTCTTCGTGCCCTTGAACGGATTGCCCGCCTTGTCGTACGTCCTGATCCGCCACATCTCCTGCTTCGTCTTCTTGTCCGCACCGCTCAACGATGCCCACAGCAGGTCGTTCAGATCCTCCGCCTTCTTCTTCAGGGCCGCACCCTGCACCTTCTCCGGGTTCAGCGACTCAAGCCCGTGCTTCTCCAGCACCTTCTGAAGCGCCGGGCCCACCCTGCCCAGCATCTCCTTCTCCATCTCGTCCACGCCCTTCGTGAACGCTTGGACCGCCGGCGTCAGCGCCGTGCCCCGGAACAGCTGCATCGGCGCCAGGAACCCAAGCGACCCGAGCAACCCACCCTGCTCCTTGACGAACGGACTGAACCGCTCGCTCATGTCAAAGATCGCTCGGCCCGTCCGGCTCAGCGCCTGGCCAGCCACCGGACTGGTCACCGCCATCAGCAGCACGAACGGATTCGTGAGCACATCGATGGCCGCATCAGTGACCGAGTTCCTTCCGACCCGCTCCTTCAGCCTGGTGGTGAACAGGTCCCGTTCGTTCGGGCTCAACCCATCCACATCCACCAGCGTCTGCAGCGCACCACGCACCGTCAACTCGTTGTCCAACGCCTGCGTCAACAGGAGCTGCGGCTTGTCGTAACTCGCCAGCTGCTCGAACGGTAGGTTCATCGGTACCTGGCTCATCTACTCAGAGTATCACCAAAGACAAAGGGCCACCCATGACAGGTGGCCCTTCGCAGGGGGAAAAGATGCTTGTTGATCAGACCTGGCTGCGCCAGCGCACCTGGATCTGGAATCCGTTGATGCCCGCCAGCGCGCTTGCGCCCACGAGCCACAGCGTGGACCCGGCCTCCATCAGGTTGTTCGCGGTCTGGATCGTGAACCCCGAGGTGGTTCCCGAGATCCAACGCGCCGGGAACGTGCCCGCTGCAGCCAACGCCTTCGCCGCCGTGATGTTCGTCTGAGCCGGAATGCCGGCGTCGGTCGGCAGCGCATCCGAAGTCACCTTGCAGAACCGGAGAGTCTCGTCCGCACTCGGCGCATCACCGAAGTACGCCACGATCGAGTCGACCACCGAGAGGCGGTCGAAGTACAGGATCGGGATGAACTGCTCGGTCGTGCCAGGAGTGACGGTCACGTTGGTCACGTGGAAATCGGACGGGTAGTACTTGGTATCGAGCGGGATCTGGCCGGCCATGGTTCACCTCAGTAGGAGTTGACGAGCGACTGCATCACGTCGGGAGAATCGGGGGTTCCCTGGGGGTTTCCAAACCCACCCGTGGCCATCTGGTACGCCACGCTCTCCAGGAAATCACTCCTCTGTCCACCGCCGATCACGACTGCCCCGTTGGGCAAGGGTCGTCCCGCCAACAGCTGATTGTACAGCTGGGGGTTCGCGGCCGCCAGCCTCACCATGTTGTCCGCCATCGCCCGCTGCAGTCTCTGCGCCTTCATCTGCTGCGAAGCCTGGTACCGCATCCGCCGAGCCTCGGCCTTCAGGTCCTTGTCGAACCCGGTGAACTCCTCCTTCACGGCCTTGACCCCTTCCCGGACACCACCAGCCGCCAGCAACCCAAGCGGGACGCCTGCGCCCAGCGCCATGGAAGGACTCGAGAAGTCCATGCCGACCGCCTTCGCGCCCTTGGCCACCGGCTTCACCAGATCCGCCAAGCCCTTGAATGCTCCTGCAAATCGGCTCATGACTGCACCTCGATCCACTGGTAATCCAGCCGCGCCATCCGCTCAGCCACCTCGCGACTGACCACCGTGGCCAGCCCCACCACACTCACGTCCTCGTCCTTCATGTACCGGGTCCACACGAACGTCCGGTCCTTCCTTCGCATCCGGGTGGTCCGGCTCTGGTCCCACAGGAACCGCCGCACATCCGCCTTCGCCTTCAGCTCCCGCCCCTTGACCACCAGCGGCGTCTTCGTCACGTTCAGTAGCACCCCCACTGACCCGCTATCAGTGGGGGTGATCTTGACAAGGGAGAACCCGCGGGCATTGTGAGACCCGACGATCTCGTGCGAGAGCTGCTTCACGTCGTCGATCTGAACCATTACATCCTCGCCATCATCTCCGCGATGCTCGGCCGGCTGGGCTGGGCCAATGCCGCCAGGCTGGCCTGCTGGCCACGAACCAGCGCATCCAGCGCCTGGTTGCCAGTGTACTGATTTCGCATCTGGTCAAGGGCCTGCTGCCGCTGGATCGCCGCAAGGTCCACCATCCGCTGCATGCCGCGGATCTGTTCCTTCATGGCCATGTCCTGCTCCATGCCGCCGCCCACGGCACCCAGTGCCCGGATGGCCTGGATCCGGCGCTCATCGGCCTCGTCAACCGTGCCACCCTTCAGTGTGTTCAGCAGCTCGTAGCCACCGTACACAGCTGCCAGCGGCCCAAGGAACCGCATCACCCCGGCCGCCTTGCCGATGCCCTTGGCGCCCTTGACGCCCATCTTCTTGGCACGTTCTTTGAGCATCGCAGTATCCCGATTGGGGTTTGGCTTCCAAGGACCCTTGCCCTTGCCCTTGGTTCCGTACGGATTAGGCAGTCCGCCGGCCGCAGCCTGCGCCGCCGCACCCGTTGTTGCACCAGCCGCCGAAGGTGTCGGAGGAGCCTTAGCCCCGAGCACTTCATCGACCGCAGTTGCTTCCGCAGAGGGTGCAGCCGGGCCAACAGCTGCAGGCGTTGGTGTGGGATTGACGACGCGGACTCCCTCGGGGGAAGCCTCGGTCAATGCCTGCCCGGCGATCCTTGCCTTCAGCTTATCGCGGGTTTCCTCAAAGGTGGCAAGCCTCTTCTTCCAGCCTTCGGTCAGGAAGACATTGCCTTCCTTGTCCTTCTTGGCGTACGGGATCTTCTTCGGCTTGCCTTCATTGGCGCCAGGACCGTAAACGGCGTCCGGATGAAAGCCGTTCTTGAGGCGGGTGATCTTGGTCTCCACGGCCGCAAGCTGTTCCTCGAAGGATCGCCTGGTTGCACGATAGGGAGTCGCCGGAACACGACCACCCTCAAGAGCAGCCTTCTCCACAGCAGCTCGTCGCTCACGACGGCCGGCAAGAAGAGCCTTGTCCGCCTCAGCCTGGCGGATGCGACGCTCGTACGTAGCCTTCGCCCCAGGATCGAGCTTGCCCTTCTCCTGCTTCTTGGACATCTCCTCGCGGTAGTTGCCGATCTTCTTGTCCAGGGACGCCTCGGTCCAACCCTGGTTTTCCATGTACGCCAAGCGATCCTGATCTCTGCTTCGGGTAAAGGTGTCCTGCATTGCTGCAGCCTTGCCAACCTGCGCGTCGACGTTGCCGAATCCCTTCTTGAGCTGGCCGTTCCGGAAGACTCGAGACTTCGTCCTCTCGGCCAGGGTCACGATGTTCTTGGTGACATCCGCACCAGGCTCACCCATACGGCCGATGCCGACGTTGAGGGGGACCAACACGCCCGACTCAAAGGCCTCCGCCGTAACCTTGGTCATCGCGATGTCGCGGTTCTTACCTACGGTCTCGAGGTAATCCATCGCGTTGGCGTTGCCCCGGATCTTGGCCCAACCCTCGGGGTTGTCGTCGATCCAGCCGGTGCGATCGTCGCCCATCACGTTGAACATGCCCGTCTCGAACATGTGCCGAACGCGGATCTCCCGGGCCTTGGCGCCCTTGGCGTTCGACTTGAGACCAGCAGCCTTGAGCTTCTGCTCGAGCTCCGGCGGATCGCTCCACCGATCCTTGGCGACACCAGGACGCGCTTCTTCAGGCACGTTCGCCGGCCGCTCACCGCGCATCACCTTCTCGACAGACCCAGCTGGAATCGCCGAAGCCGTCTGCAGCGCCTCCTTGAAGTTGCCGTTACTGAGCTGGTTCTTCATCTTCGCCAGAGCCGCCTTCTCCGGCTCCGTGAGCTGATCGATCTCCGCCTGGCTCAACCCCAGTCTTTCCGCAAGGCGGTCACGCTGTTCAAAGCTGATGAACGTCTCGTCCTCAGTAATGAACCCGACTTGGTTGGAACCTTTGGCAGTCGTTTCAAAGTAGGGCTTAGCGCCACCACGAGTAAGAAAGCTGTCCGCAACAGAGCGCTGCGAATCTTTGGCTTCTTTCTCCAGCAGCTCGACACTCCTGCCCTGTGCAGACTTGGCCTCGTCCTTGGTCGCCTTCTGAGATCGGCGAGTCCCACGGGCCTCCTTGCGGGCTGCGTCGGCAGCCTCGTAGGCCTGCGTCTCGGAAACCGTCATCAGTGCCGGCGGAACCGCATCGTCCAGCGCCTTGATCTCTTCAACGGTCTTGCCCTGCCGACGAGCTTCACGAACCTTGGCCAGCGCGTCGTTGCGGGCCACCCGGTAGTTGGCCTCGTGCGAGTCCGCGAGGTTGCGGGCATCAACCGGATTGAAGTTCCCAGTTGTCGGATTGGGAATGGTCTGAACGTAGATGTTCTTGAAGACACCGGGCTGTCCAGCGACCTCGCCGCCAGAACTGATGCCCTCCTTCTTCATGTAGTCCTGAGCAACGCGAAGCAGATCAGCCTGATCCGTGCCGTTGAGCACGATGCTGACCACTTCAGTCTTCCCGTCTTTACCAGGCCTGGTACCACGAACGTAGGCGAACACACCCTCGGTGTTCGGCTGGAACGTCAGGCGGTCAGCCGAAGTCTTGGGACCCCGAGTCCTCTTCTTCGGTGCTTCGGGCGCGGGAGCCGGCTTCGCAGCGCCACCCTCCAGATTCTTCTTCGCAGCCTCAAGATCATCGGGCGTGGCCTCGCGCTCAGGCGCGGGAACCGGAGAATCTGCGGGCATTGCCGGCGCCGCCTTCAGACCTTCTTCGATTGCCTTGAAGTCGACATCCTCGGCCTCCCGAAGGTTGACCTCGTTCAACATCTCCATCAACTGCTCTCGAAGCGTGGGATCCTTGACCGCCTGGATCTTCGTCTTCAGGCCGATCTGCCGATTCTTGGCAGCCTTCAAACTAAGCTTTGCCATGGTTAGCCTCCCACCCGGCCGATGAGATCAGCCAGTCGCTGGTCCGCTTCGTTCAAGCCCTGCAGGCGTCCACGCGCAACTGCCTGACCCTGGATCTGACCGATGTCTTCCCCGATGTCCTCGATGCCCAACGACAGCGAACCCATGCGCCCACTGATGCCGCGCATCATCGAGGTGAAGTCCTCGGGCCGCAGGTACTGCAGGTTCGGATCGCTCTCCGTCAAGAGCCGGCCGATCTGGTTCAGCTCCTCGTCGGTCATGCCCATCGCATCAAGGTCGCCCATCAACTGCTGCAGCTCGGCGCTCTGGCCCATGCCGTACGCCAACCGTGCATTGCGGCTGACTCCAACCCAGTCGTACTTGCTGTGATCGACAAGCTTGCCGCCGAACTGACGCATGGTCTGCTGATCGCCGACGACGCCTTCGATCGCATCCTGGATCCTGCCGACACCTGCAAGGCTCTCCTCCAGGATTCCCGCTTCTGCCGACCGCGGATCCATCTCCGCGTACTGCTGCAGGAGTCCCGCCCGGTTCTCGCTCATCGACTCGAGGCCGTCGAAGACCGCCGCGATCTGCTCGTCGCCCATGCCCGCCTGCCGCAGCTGAGCCACGCCCTGCGCGATCTCCTGCTTCAGCTGCTGCTGGCTTGCACCGTTTGACGACCGCGCCTGCGGATCCAGGCTTGCCAGGATCGCACCCTTAGACACAATGTCCGACATGACACGTGCCGCCTCCTCGCGCTTTCCAGGCTGAAGGCCGAACGCATCCCCGTTGAGTTCGATCGCGTTGTTCGCAACCTGAACCGCCATCACGCCACCGTTCTTCATGAAGGCGGTGGCCTTGGTCTCCGCCAGCTCGGGGCTTCCGACGCCGGTTGCCCACTTCACCAGGTTGTCACCGAGGATCCGGACGGCCGCGATTCCTGCTGCTCCTGCTCCGACCGGCCCTCCCGCAGCGACACCTGGACCGAACTGGTCGGCTGCCACGCGGGCCAACTCCGGGATGAAGCCGCCCTCACGGGCATCCTTGAGCACCGCGTAGTCGAGTCCCGCCTTCATCGCGGCTTCGGCCTGCGATCGGCGCACCCCCACTGATTCCTTGTATGCGTTGAGCCGGGCGTCGATTTCGGCCACCCGGTCGTCCTTGAGGCCACGGGCCATCTGCTGGGCCTGTTCGCTGGCACCGAGCATCTGCTCCAGGTTGACCATATCGCCGCGCATCTGGCGGCGACGGAGCCGGGCTTCCACAAGACGGGGATCGTTGTCGACCATCGCCGCGATCTCGGCTTCGTTGCGGCGCATATCCATCTCGAGCTGCTGCATCTTCAGTCCGACCAGCCGCTCCAGGTTCGCCTGCTCCCGGTCGAACTCCATGCGCTGCCCGAACTGGGAACCCTGCTGCGCCATCTCGGCCTGGGCCATGCGCTCCCGGCTCTCGTTCAGCTTCCGGTAGTTCTCCGACTCGGCCTGAAGGCCGCGCTCGAACTGCTGGCCCTGCTGCAGCATCTTCTGCTGCTCGAGACCCATCTGCTGCTGAGCCAGCTGGTAGTCCATCTTGGCCCGCTGGTTCGCACCAGCCTGCTGCAGGAAACCCTGCGAGGCCGCGAGCCCGCCAAGGAACTGCTCTGTGTTCGACGGCATCCGACTCATGAGATGGCTCCGAAGTTAGGCACACTGATCTGGTTGATGCCCGGCGTGGTCGCGCCCGCGAGGTATCCGGTCAACCCGGCGAACATGCTGACGAACTGCCGTGGGTTCTCCTGGATCATCTGGGCCACCGTGGTCCGACCCTGAAGCTCCAAGACCACCGACTGCTGCATCGCGCTTGCGTACGCCTGCTCACCCATCATCCGGACGTTCGTCCCCAGCTCCATCATCTGCTGGTTCATCTGCTGGGACTGCAGCGTCTGGGCTCCGAAGCTGGTACCCATCTGCCCCCGGAGCTGGCCGCCGGCCATCGCCGTCTGCGACTGTGCACCCATCAGGCTCGACAGGTTCCCGCGCATCGACGCCATGGTCTGGTTCATGTTGCTGTAGATGCCGGTCACCGTCTGCGTGACCTGGTTGCTCACGTCCTGCATCATCGTCTGCTTCAGCGCCGCCTTCTGTCCCGGATCCACATCGAGCATGTCGATCTGCGACATCTGCTCCTGCGCGTTCCGACGCATCCCGAACGCCGCATTCGCCGCGTCCTGGGCGCTGGTGTCCTTGAACTCGCCGATGGCCTGCTCGTAGTTCTGGGTTGCCTGGGCCGCGAACTGGTTCGCCTTCGAGATGTCCTGATCGACCCGCCCCATCTGCTGGTCGCGGAACGCCTTGAACTCGTCGAAGCCCTTCTGGCCCTGCTGCTCAAGGCCGCCCGCGAGACCCTGGAGCGCGTCACGCTGCTGCACCCCCACTGATTGCATGGTCCCGATGCCGCGCTGAAGGGCGTCTTCGTACTGGCCGATCTGCCCGCTCATCTGGTTGAACTGCTGGTTCATCGCGCCCTGCTGGTTCGCCATGTCCTGGCCCATCGCGCCAGCCAGCGCCTGGTCCCAGTTCAGGAAGCCCTGGTCAATCCTGCTCTGGCCGATCTGACGGGCTGGACCGTTCGACGAGCGATAGGGATTGCCGGGCTGCTGGGCAGTCATGCCGCCGGTGTAGGGCTGCCACTGCCGGTTGGTTCTGGTGCCCTGGGGCTGCTGCATCGAGACCTGCTGGCCCGCCCTTCGGGGCTGACGCTGAGGCTGCGCTCCCTGCATCGGGGAGTTGGGGAGAAGGGACGACACGGGGTCGTAGGACCCGGGTCCGAAGTTTCCGAAGTTGCCGTTGAACTGGCTCATCAACTACCTCTGATGTTCGTGGTCCGTTCCACCGACGTAATGCTGCCCCGCACGATGCAACCCAGCAACCTGAAGTCCAGGTCGGGACACAGGATCCGGATTCCCGGGTTGAGCGAGGTGCCCTTGACACCGTACCGTCCGTCGGAAGCATCAGATCCAAAGGCAGCGTACACCACGCCTTCGTCATCCTCCACAGACGCATAGAGATTTCCATTCGTATCCTTGGTCTGGGCTGTGGCCACCGGCGCAGCAGCCGTGCCCGAGTACACCAGCCCGGTGTACCTGTCCAGCGGCTTCGTGTCCGTGATCGAGTCGTTGACCGGAGGTCCCGACACGTCGGTGAACGCCGCCCCGACGCTGCTCACCACCTTCATGCGGAACAGGTCGGCGTTCGAGAACACCATGCCCTGCTCCGTCGCAAGCCCGAGCGGATGTCCGACCCACTCGAATGGCACCGGGCTCACCACGAACACGTCGCCGGCAACCGTGCTCGTGACCCACGGGTACACGGCCGTGTCCACGTAGACGCCGGTCGTCGTGTTGTGCATCACCTTGAACTTGCGCCCGATGTTGGCCTGGTTCACGGTCGAGGATGAAAGGTACGCATACGCGAACTTCCACGCATCAGCAGGCACCACCGTACCAGTCGCAGTAGAGACGGGGATCCGATCACTCGTCCAAGCCGCAGACGCCACGAATCGCGAATCTCCGTTGAAATCCAGCGTCGTGATCCGGCGCGATCCGTTCCAGGAGGCGCTACCCCCACTGATCGTGCGCGACGCAGCCTGGTCCACGATGAAGATCGCGGGTCCGTCGAACTGATCGAATCCTGTGCCATTGGCCCGGGTCTCCTGGTTGTCCTGGAGGAAGAAGGCCCGGCGGCACAGGTCGTTTCCAAACTGGGCCCCGGTGAAGTTGATGGGCCAGGAGCCCTGGCACACCAGGTTGAAGCTGGCATCCTCGATCTTCGTCGTCTTTCCGGACGAGAACCACAGGACGTACGCCTCCTCCTGCACCGGGTTGTGGACGAACAGGCAGTTCATGAACGGGTCGTACGCAACCTGCACCTCGGAAAGATCGTTGCGCCACTCCCGAACGAACACGCTGTTCAGGTTTCGCAGCTCGTCAAGCTGGCCCTGCATGTCCACGCTCTTCAATCCGTGGCTCGTGACGTAGAAGGCCGCGCTGCCGACCGAGTCCACGGCACGGTGGTTCACTATGCCGTAGCCCTCGTGCATCTCCGTGACCTTGACGTACGGCCCGCTCTTCCGCAGGTGGTACACCTTGTCGCGGCTGATGCCGACCACGTTGCCGCCGACCTTGGAGAAGCAGATCACCTCGTTGCTCGGCACCGTGGGGTTGTACCGGTTGAACGGCGGGAAGAGCTCGGGGCTCATCTCCATCAGGCTCGACCAGCGCATCTCCCCGAGTCCGCGGTGCGGGTCGTCGATGCGATCCTCGTCGCTGGTGGACTCGATGGGGTTCTTGATGCGCGAGACCAGCATCGTGTTCTGGTAGAAGGCTGCCGTGCCGCCGTAGGGCATGTCCTCGTCGAAGACGCTGCGGTCCACGTACGGGCTCTGGTACACCAGCTGCTTGTCCTCCAGTTCGTAGAAGTACATCGCATGCCGGTTCGAGGTGGTCGCCGGGTCGAAGGTACGGCCCGTGCCATTCTTGCAAGTGTGGTAATCCTCGAGCCTCACGACCGCGTCCAGGAACGGGAGACCGGCCACCATCGTGCCGCCGGCATCCTGGATCTTGACGCTGCGGTACGCATACAGCAGGTCGTACTTGCCCGAGTCGTACACGATCTCGATGCCCATGTACTGGTCCTGCTTGACGCTGATGCTGTTGCCGCCCTGGGTCCGCGTCACCACGAAGTCCTCGCTGCGGACCTGGGCCACGGAGCTCAGCGCGCTCCTTCGTCCGGTCTTCGAGTCCACGAGCACGTAGCTGAAGCTGTAGTCGCCCGGCTCGAACTTGCGGGACAGGTACCGGTTCTCGGTGGTGAAGGAACCGACGATGCTCGACACGCAGAAGTCGCTGCAGTCGACGCGGTGCGCGACCACCTTCCACAGGAACTTCTTGCCGTACGGCATCCGGGCCTGGGGCCAGAGGCTTGCAGGCTCGAAGGAGCTGGCGGTGATGTCAGTGGCGACCCGGTGCTCCACGAGGGATCCGCGGCCGTCCTGCACCAGGTACACGTCGAACAACATGTTCGCCGACAGCGAGTCGCCGTCGGTGTAGTACGCGGTCCAGTCCAGCTTCGGCGTCACGCTGACGCTCGTCTGCCGATTCGCCGGCGTGAGCAGCTGGATCACCAGGTTGTCCGCGGTCTTCCCGTCTGGCGTGGCGCTGCAAAGTCCGACCGCAGGGTTCGGATGGCACGATCCCGGGGTGCCCGGGTTGACGGCCGCACCTGCCGCCGGGAAGGTGTCCTGGGGGCAAAGACCGGAGGTCTGATCCGGAAAGTTGTTCTCGTTGGCGTAG